CATCGGATCGACCTCTAATATTTTGTGCTATTGCATTAGATGAATTGGCAAGGATTGTTAATGGAATATTTGCTGTTGGCGAACTCGTCCCAATACCCACGTTACCGCTGGAGTCGATACGCATGCGCTCGGTGCCGGAGCCATTGTTAAATGTTTGCAGGTCAGCGAAATAACCAAGCGCTCCATTTGAGCGAACCGCTTGAATGTAGTTGTAGGCAGCGCCTTCAACCCAGAAGCCAACACGGGCATCACCAGAGCTTGAGGAGTGCGTACGAATTTCGTTCGTTCCGGTGCTGGTGACTCGCAGCTTTTCACCCGGCGAAGTCGTTCCAATACCCAAATTCCCACTCGCATCCAACGTCATCGCCTGAGTAAAGCTGATAGCAGCGCCTGCTGTGCCTGATGCGGCTGTGCGCCAAACGTGAGTCCCAGTATCCTGATAATAATTTGTTGCCAATCCAGTACCAAGGTATTTCCAAGCACCGTCAAAGAAACAATTTGCGCCAAGATGAACTTGAGTTATTGACCCTACACGCCCAACTAAAGACGCGCCATCCGCAATTTGCATTGCCTTCCATGTACTTGCCCAAGCACTCGGCGTAACCCCCAAGCCGAGGTTGTAACTGCTGTCAAGAATCAGACGCGCAGAAGCGTTGGCGGAATCACGAATTTGAAAACCGTTACTACCTTGTTGAACAGCAAACCATCCAGACTGATCTGTTCTGAGATAACCGTTGTCGCCAAAGCTGACATAACCAGTTGTGCTTTGGAAGCGTGCGTAGCCACCCGCTACATCCAACTTACCTCCCGGCGAACTTGTCCCAATACCCAAGTTACCAGCGCTAGTGATACGCATCTTTTCGGTGCCAGCAGGAGAAAAAATTACAGGAATGCTGTCACTTGTTTCCAGCGTAAAGCTGCTTGTGGTGGCAACCAAACGACCACGCATTGTGTCGGCTTGGGCGAGGTCAAGAATTGCGCCACTTGTTGCGTTGTTAATCTCAAGTGCTGTGTAACCCGAGATGGCTGTCGGCGAACTCGTCCCGATGCCTACGTTACCACTGGAGGTGATACGCATCCGTTCTGTGTCGTTAGTCTGGAATACGGTTGCTCCAGAAACAGAGCCGATATAGTTCCCGCTGTTATCGCTTGTCTGAAGCCCCAGATAAACGCCTGTGTTAGAAGAAATCAAGCGAGTTACTGTTCCTGTTCCAGATACAGTGAGCTTGTTTGAAGGCGAACTCGTCCCAATACCGAGGTTGCCGGAGGAGTCGATACGCATGCGTTCGGTAGGTGACGATGCCCCGTCAGCGGTCGTTGAGAACACCAGACGACCCGGCATGTCGTTTGTGCCGGGAGTGCCGTCAACCTCAGAAATAATAGTCGCTGCACTTAGCATTGAGGTGCCGTCCGTACCCGAGAACGACAAAGTTCCCAAACGATCACCACTTGCAACAGCGGTAACGCTGCCAACAGACGTGCCTCGGCTCTTGCCCAAAATAAGGCCAGCGCCACTTGTGTCTGCTGAATTGCGTACAAGTGCGCCAGTTGCCGCAGAATTAACCGCCTCAAGCTGAAAAAGCGAACCACTAGACAGATTATTTGTTCTGCTTGATGTCGTGCCAACCAACAAACGCCCACTTGCGTCAATCACAAAAGGCGAACTATCAGGGTTAGTCGAATCCTCAACCAACAAAGCATCGCCAGTCCCAAGCTGAGTAATACGCAGAGCAGCGTTAGTGTTGTCTGTTACGGAAACAATCTGATTGGCGGAAAAAGTGTTTGATACCGCTGTTCCAGCCACTGCCAAGTTTGTTCGTGCAGTAGCCGCATCTGAGGCCCCTGTACCACCGTTGGCAATAGCTAAAGTACCTGTGATGATGGAAGCAGGAACAGCTAATGGTGTTGTTTGCTTTACATAGATCTTGCCAGTTGAAGAATTGACAAAAGTCACCACGCCAACTTGAACAGTGATGCCTGTTGGAGGCAATGTGTTCATCAATTGACCAGCAGAATAAGGACTTAAATATAGAACTTGTCCGACAGTAAATGAACCAGTGTTGACATTATCAATAACGCCACTAGAGGTCACATAACCAATAGCACCGTTTGCAATTGCACCATCTGTCAAGCCAATAACAGAGGCTGTAGCAGCAACATCAGCTTTTGCCAAAGCCACGTTGGCATATGTTTGACCGCTTGATGTGCTAGTAATGTAAACAGGAGATCCGTTGGGGATCGTTGATCCTGTGTTGTTAATTACTCTAAGTTGCAGGTCGTGTCCGATGTGGACAACTGCACTTGAGACATCGTTGTAATACGCCAATGCTTTTGCAGTGCTGTCGTACCATGTTCTGCCTTCAGCATAAGAGGGAGCGGCTACGGATGTGTAATCAAGATGTGTTCCGATGATGTCGCCGGAGTGAGTAACACCTGATTCTGCGCCACCAGTAATAGCAACAGCATTTGCATTCTGAGTAGACATAGTGCCAAAGCCACTAATGTCTGTGTTTGTCAAAACAACAGTGCCTGTATAGCCGTTGACAGAAGTAACAGCATCAGTATTGTCAATTTTCTCCCAAGCTGTACCGTTGTAGATAGCCCAGTCGCCAATGTTCCAGCTTGTAATGCCGTTCAGGTTTGTTGAGCCAGCAACACTTACAACATAGTAATAGCCTTTTGTGCCGACACTGGATGTCAAAGTTGGCGTGTTGGTTGTTGCATTCCAAGTGCCCTGATAGCTAACACCGCCTTTGATGCTTGCAGGAATCTGAGACAAAGGAACAGTGCCACCAGAATCAAGCGTAGCAACACCGTTAGCAGCGCCAGCAGTCAATACAGCAGCAGAACCAAGACCAAGGCTTGTACGAGCAGAACCAGCAGTAGTAGAACCAGTGCCACCGTTTTCAATCGCAACAGTGCCAGTGACATTGGAAGCAGTGCCAGAAATAGAGCCTTGGATCTGACTGCTGAAAGTCTTTGTGCCAGCAATAGTTTGGTTGCTGGTTAAATCAGCATACAAAGAAGAGCCAGTCAAACGAGTCCAAGTACCAGTCTCTTTAAACCAAATGGTTTGTGGAGTGGTGTCAAGCTGTATGTACATCTGGTCAGATTGACCAGTACCAGAACTAGGAACACCAGATCCAGAAAGGATAGGAAGACCGCTAGAGTAAGCAAATTTACCGGGAGCAGACCAAACCAAGGCCCCTGTATTTTTACTGCTGACAACAGCAATAGAAACCCAAACAGTGTTTAATGGGTTTGATGGTGGAGCACTAACCCAGCCAACTGGTGGTGTGTTGGTGTTATTTGTAAAGTTCCATGTGCCGCCTGTTGGTGTTGCAGGTTGTGTATCTGCTGTCTGGAAGACAAACCATTCAAAATATGTACCGCCAAAGCTTGTGCTGTTGCCATACAAGCCGGAAGATTCAGAACTAGGTTGAGCAATGAGCGCACCAGTGCCGCTGCTTCCGTAGAGTCCACCAGTAGCCATGTTTTACCTCACTTAAACGAGTATCTGTAGTTGCGTGGTTGGAATTCAGAAGTAAGGTGTTGATCTCCACCCCTCCACTTTCCTTTGTAGTTCTGATCTTCGATCAAACCATATGAATCATCAAAGCGGACCTGCCATTTCTGAGCTTCTTCCACATTCTTGTTCTTGTCGTAGTAGCACTGCAAAGTGCCATACAGATAGCCCTCAGGGAAAGATGCCAAGACACCATTGTTTTGCACAATAGGGATCAACTCATCTTCTGTTGGGCTGAACAGGAAGGGGAAGGTGCGTTGGTAGTACGCCTTGATCGTGACGTTGTCACCGGGGTTTGGAGTAAACACATAGTTAGGACCGACTTCAGAGAAAGAAGCACGGATAACTCGTGGAACACCAAAAGGACGGATATACAACTGGTCAATCATTCTGCGGCGAATGATCTCTCGGTCACCAACTCGGTCATACACAATCCAAGGACCCAAAGCAGTTGCTCCGGGTGGTTGGTCAGAAGGTGGAGACTCTTGGAAGAACAAGATAGGGAACACCATATCCGTAGGGATAGGAGCCATACCTTCTTCGTTAGTTGTCAGGATTGAGGGGTTGTCAGGATCGTAAGGATTTGTACGCAAAGCAGGAAGCTCAAGAGTACGCATCTTGAGTTCGCACATTTGAATGCAAGAACGGATCTCGACAGAAGATTGGGTGGGCAGTTTGATGATTGCTGTTGGCAGTGTGGCAGAAGTCCAAACACCATCAGGATCATCAACAGTAATGCTGCCAGAAGCAACAGCAGTAACCAAAGTAAATGGTCCAACTACCGATGCGCCAATAAAATCACCAACCATAACCAAAGAGGTTGGGTTAGCAGAAGTTGTAATAACGCCAGTGCTAGAGTTAAAAGCCGTGGCATTAACTCCGATGCTGCTTGCTATTGCCCCCACCCATTGAGCCACTCGACTTACAAGGGAATTAGCTGATTGGATGAATAGGGCAGACATTTAGCATCCTTATTTGGTCGGTATGGCAGGATTATAGGGCAGTGGGATTTTTCCGCTAGGGTGACAAACAAAATCGCTGTAATACTCATTTACGATTGCGTAAAACAGAATCTTGTCTTCTTTATCCCGTTTGATTAATTCCCAAGGACGGTTATTAAACCATTTAGAACTGATTTCGTGGGCAAAGCATTTTGGCAACTCCATCGCATGGAAAGTTCCTGCAAAGAATGGGTTTGCTGTCCCGTGTTCTTTGTAAAACTCTCTGCGGTCTTTGCACATTTGACGAATTGACTCAACGTTCTTTTGGTCATATTGCACATATCGTGTGCCATCGATAGCACCGACTTTATAGTCAATGTTATCGGTTTTAAATGTTTGTGACCAAGTGCCGGATTTAACTTCGTTATACAGCTTGTCGTTATGACGGAAAACCCCGTCAATACCGCCTTCCAGAATGCCTTCTGAATAGTATTTCTCGTTAATCTTGATGTCTTCGTCTTCTGTCATTGCTTTCTCCATGCTTTACCAAAGGAACCCCTTTCGGAGTCCCTTCAGAAAAGCTCTAGAGCTTAAGCCAAGTAACGCTGGACTTGACCAGCAGCACGAGGAGCAGTCACAGCAGCACCAGTTGGGCTGATAGCAGCCAACACGGCAACACCTGCTGGGTTACGCACAATCAGCGTACCTTCCATGATGTACTGGTCCAAGGAAGCGTCAGCAGAACTGAACACTTCGTTGTTTGGACCCAGTTCACGCAAGCTACCCCACTGGATGACATCAGGGTTCAGGAACAGGGCAGAAGTGTTGTCTGCGCCAGTTTGGTCCATAACCCAAGAATCATCGATCTGGTAGGTGTAGTTGAAGTCACCTTCGTAAGTACCAATCGTGTCGCCCTTGTCAGCAGGGTTAAAACGGTTGATCGAACGGCTGGTAGGCATCATGTCCGAGATGTGAGTACGCATGGAAGTAGGAACAACCATGTTAGTAATCTTGGCGTTGAAGCGCTGTTCAGCAGTGGTAACCAATTGCTTGTACAGGAAAGGGCTGAACTGTTGCAGAGTCACGCCACTAGAGAAAGTGAAGTAACCCAGACCAGCGTTGCTCAACAAGCCGTTGAAAGGCTGGTTAGTAGCAGTAGCCGAGGTGGTGTCGTTACCGTCAGAGGTAGCCAAGTTCAACACGGAAGTACCGTCAGTGTCGTTACCGGAACGTGTACCAGCGAACGAGTACAAAGAACCGAAACGGCGACCGTTGTTGGGCGAGGAACCTTGGGTAGCAGCTTGACCAGAGTACTTGATGGAAGCGCCGTCAGCACGAACCATTTGCAACTCAACGTCAAACATGATTTCAGTCAATTGCTTGACTTCTTGGTAGGCTTGTGGATCGCCACCAGCTTGTTCAACAGCACGGGCAGTACCTGTAGCACCAATCACAGTCGTGAAGATCTGTGTGTAGTTACCGCAGTTAGCACGGGTGTTGTCAGCGGCTTGGCTGGCAGTCACAGCAGCGCCTTCCAACTTGGCGTTCAGGGCGGGAGTACGGTAGTAATCCACAGGCCAGATGTGCAGAGTCGAATTGACTTTGCGCTTCTTGGACATAGCCATGTTGGTCAGAGGGGTACGGTCTTTAACATAGTTAGAGACAGTCATGTCGAGGTCTTTGACCACGATGTCGGTGGTATACGAGCCGTTGCCGTTACCGAGGTTTGCAGAGGTGATAGTAGACATTTAAAAACTCCTGTTTAACGCTTGCGTTTGTTTGCTGCAAGCATGGTTGCCAAAAGGTCACGAGCCGCATTCTTATCGCCGGACTTAGCCTGTTTCTGGAGTTTTTCCACTTCGTTTTCGGGAGCAGTCTTGGCTTTTGCAACTGGACGACTAGCCGCAGCCAGAGATCCACCAGCATTTTTAACCTTAGGGCCTTCCCGGAACTTCATACCGTCCCGAATCAACCCCAACAGATATTCGTCACTGGAAACCAAATCGATATTTGGCACACCGGGGACAAACGAACTGCTAGACGCTTTCCAATCCTTACTGAGCTTCTCACGAATTTCTGTAAAGACTGCCTTGTTGCTCAACTCTTTGTCAGTAAAGGACTGTCGTGCTTTTTCCAAGGTTTCTTGGACAAGAGCAGACCTATGCTGATAGAACTGTTCAACTTTAGGCCGATTCGTTTTAATGAACTCAGATTTTTCCTGAATCAATTGAGCATTCTGTCGGATAGCCGCTTCAGCTTGACTCTTTTGAGCAGGATCGTCTGTGTTTTGATAGATTTGCTGCCATTGCTGGTTGTATTCTTGGATCTGAATCAGTTCATCAGCAGCAGTTTGCAACTGAGGAACAATCGTCAACTCCAAGCCTATCTGCAAACCATCAAGTTCACTTCTACGCTTCGCTTCAAACTCTTCAAAATCGGCTCGTTCAGCTTTAAGCTTGCGAGCATTTTCATGGATAGCACTGCCTTGACCCAAAATAGCAGCAGCCTTCGATACAGGGATCTCAATAAAGCCGCCTTCTGCGTCCTTATTAGGAATCCTCCACATCATGTCGGGATTCTGCTCTGCAAACTCTAGGAAGTTAACAGCTTCGGTTACACCATCGGTGGCCTCGGCATCCTCTTCCGAATCTACAGTTTCTGATTCAGTTGCAATACCATCTTCAGGTTCGGTTCCTTCAACAGGAGCCGCCTCAGGGGATTCGGCTTTCGCCTCTTCTTGTCCTGCTGGAGTTTGTGAACTGCTGTCGGGTTGCGGATTGTTACGCTTGTTAGCGGCAATCATTGCAGCGATAGCATCGGCGGGATTCACAGCCCCAGTTTGCTCAGTGGCGGTCACTTGCGTGATTACGTCTGACATAGTTTAACTCTCTTTGGTTAAGTTGGATTTTTTTGCCAATTTACCAAGATATTCAGTCTTCTCAATGAAGCCAATGAAATCTCGGACTCCAGCAACATAATGTGCATTTTCAATACGTTCTGGATCAGCTCTACTATCTTCAAGCCTTTCCAGCATGTTGAACCGATAAAGGTTGAACAGCAGTGCAAAATCCTCATTCTTCATGAGGCGCATGGCAGATTCGCCATTTTCAATTACTAGAGTTTTTCGAGTTACATCGGCCTCCTTGTGTGCATCAACGGCACGAGTCCGTTGATTGAAATATTTACGAATATTCAATACCAAGCTTTTCATTGCAATACCTTAATCAACTTGAACGGAAGTAAGTTTACCCCGTTTAGCAGCCAAAGCCTCAAACATATTGTCAGTATCAATGTCTTCCGCTTTCTTCTGCGTAAACAATGTATTGGCAATAGTTTCTTCAGTCTTAGCCTTGTTCAGATCAGTCTTAGATTGAATCTCTTGCTGTTCTGGGCTAGGGCCTTGCTTCGATTTTGCTTCAATAATCTTAGCGGCTTCGTCAAGAGTTGGCAAATAAGCGTCAATATCCTTAACGCCCAGTACACGCAAAGTATCTTCAAACGGACGGCGAGCTTTCATAAACAACTCGGGAACGCTTGGATCAAGGCCCATCATTAATTGAGAAAACTGCTGTTGAGCTTGACCGATTAACTGTTGGCGAGTCAAACGATTTTCGTCAGACAAGAAACCCAAAGCCAAATCGATATTAATCAGCTTGCGGTCAATAAACTCATAGTTATTCATGGAAATCGCATCCATAAATGGTTTACCTTTACCGCAAACACCAGCCAATTGCTGAATGTTGTAGTCGTCCGAGTACTGGATCAGTGTTTTCCAGACAATATAGATCATGTCCCGCAAGCCAATAGCGCAGTTCTTGACCATTTCGTCTTGGATCAACTGGTTAGGACCCATAGCCAATTGCAACTTAAAGCCTGAGTTGCCATCCTTCATCACTTCAGGATTTAGCACATCGTTAGGGCTTGTCATGCCGATCATTGCCATCTTGTCGGACTCAAATCGTTGCATAGACGACTGGACATAAGCCAAGTTGCCTTGCATAGCCCCAAACTCATAGATGTGCTTGGCTGGGTCGAATTTGCGATCCAAAATAAACATGGCAGATACGCCACGCTGGATTTCTTCGGCATCAATGAACTCTGGGTTTACGCCAATACGAGGTGTCGAGGCTTGCATGGCAAAAGCCATCTCAGCACGAGCAATTGATGTAGCGTATTCCTGCATAGGCACAAGGCGTTCAGCAAGAGAGTAGCCAAAGAAGTTACCTGTGATAGGTTTGGGGCACATTGCTGCCAGAGGGATGAAATCCACCTCTTTGACATACAGCACATAGGAACCCGAGAAGCAAACCTCAACGATTTCTTCTTCACCGTCACCGTCCACATCTTTACGAATCCATGCTGTGGTGAGCATGATGACTCGGCTGTAGCGATCAGCGCCAGCAGAAGCAATTACGCCTTGACCGGGAACAGGAGTGGAATCACGAGCATGCAAAGCAAGATCGTTTTCCAATGCACCTGCTTGGTAAGCACCAGCAGGACCGTAGGCAGCGTGTTCAGCAAGTTTTTCAAGGTCAACATAGGGGTACTGTGCCTTGCACTCATGGATTGTCATTGGATCGTAGAAACCAACGAAATCTTGATCTTGAATGCCGGGGATAGTGGGGTTGCACACAAAGTAGTGTTGGGCAACATGCTTGATTCGCACAGATGTGGAAAAACCAGTCATCTTGTACTTGGCACGGTAGATGGTGTTGGCCTTAACAGCTTCATCCATCTCTTCTGCCATCGAGCCTTGCTCTTCTTCAGGAGCCATCATCTCCTGCATGACACCTTCTAGGTCAACATCGATCTTTCGCATGTTTTGACGCTTGACTGTCAGGCCCTTTTCAGTAGCCATAGTCTCAAACACACGCAGTTGGTCTTTTGTGCCTTCCACTTCCTTGTATTGGGTAATGGGTTCACGCACTGGCGACACCATCACGATGCCGTTCTTGTGAAGCAACGAATCTTGCGCCCAATCACGGATGACAGCATACGAATCGTTTTTAGAGTTGATCATGTACTTGACCATCTCAGTTGCTTGATTCGATTGTTCGCTGTCCATCTCACTGAACCGCTCAAACTCAAAATTAACCTTGCCATTAGGCATCAGGCATTTTGTGATGATGGCTGTAGCGTAATCAACGCCGGGAGTAACAACAGGGTGGATGTAATCAATGCCACGAATTGGTTCAGTAGAGTTACTGACAGCAATATTCAGGTAGTGATAATCAGAAAGTCGGTTAAATGTGTTTTTTGCTTGCGTTAATCGCAAGTAATCCACCATTTTGAGATAAACCTCATGAGCAACTTGGAAAACAATTCCTTTGTTGCCAGCAGGTGCTTCGATGTACTCAACGATGATATTCTGTTTGTCCAACATGATTAAATCCTTTGCACCTTGCCGTCAATAGCAGTTGGTCTACGGTATTGGAATGTGTTTGCTCGGCTAACCATAGATTCTCCGTGACCTTGAATCAATGCCAAGATGCCAATCCGAGCGGAGTCAATGTGATCGTCAGGATCACTAAATCGTCCAGCTTCGTCAATAGCATAGTTCCTAGCTTCATCAAGGAATTCAACACATGACTCATTTACTTTAAATGTGCCACGCTCCATACCTAGCCGCATTATATTGATTCCGTAGGACTTATGGTTAGTTACCTTGCCCTGATCGTTAACTGGGTTCAATATAGCACCCGGAATGCAGTTTAAACCGTAGTTATCCTCAAATACTTCACGAACTGACTGTTCTGTCAGGGTATATCGACCTGCTTGGGTCGCATCGTGAGGCAAAGCAATAGGAACGCCCTTGGAATCCCTGTCCATTAAGTAATGAACATATTCGTCAGGAGTTTCTCCTTGTGCCACCTTAATTTGGCGGTGCAAGTAGATAATTTCTTCCACTGGATCACGAAAAAGAAAGCTGATTACCGTTGGGTCGTTCTTGATACCCAAGTCAAAGGAAATCAGTCTCTCAAGCTTCTCGTTGCTCTTCAGATCAAAATCAATACCCTTATAGGTAGGCCATTCAAGCAATGGGAACACCACGCCTTTGCCAACCAAAGGAATGCCTTTCATCCGGCACTCTCGTTCCCAAGGCATAAAGTCTCGGGACAGTTGATCTCGCTCTTCTTGGCTGAAAAACTTCTCACCCCATTCATTCTCAAACGGGATGTCGTCCCAAGTTACTCGGACATGGGTGTAGCCATCGATCTTGTCCCAGAATTTGCGAACAAGTCCTGACATGCCTTTGAGCGGGGTAAATGAACACAGTACCTGCCCGTTCCGTTGTGCAGTACGGACAACAAGCTCCGAGAAGATCTCGTCTGGTGGTTGTTCGTCCAAGACAACAAGGTCGAGTTCAAAACCTTGCAGATGGCGCACTTGCTGAGTGTAGTTGGAGAAGTAGAGCTTGGATTTGCCACCAGAAGAATGCCAGATTTCAATAGACAGTACGTTAGCCCCGTCTGTACGGTATGACTTCTCGTCAATACACTCCAGCGGAACAGAGCCTGTACCCAGTTTGTACGATTGCTTGATGTCATCGCATCCAAGCAGTTTGCTTTGCAATGTCTTAGCGACCTGCTCCCAAGATTCACCAGAACACATGGCAATGATGGGTTTGTCCCACACTTTGCCTTTCCAGCCTTTGGGATATCTGCCTGTCAGGTGGTAAGCAGTCTCGTAGGTAGATGCGATTGTCTTACCAGCACGGTTAGCGGCAATCATCCCTCTACGGGTAAAGTGAGCACCAGTCTCAAAGAATGCAGTCTGATACTTGAAGGGCCTGAACCACTTCAGAGTATTGAACTGCATGTCCTTGGCTATGACATCTCGTGCAGCTTTCATCTTTTTAAGTTGTTCGGCATCAAGGTGCTTAATAGCAGCCTTACCACCAGCTAACTTAACCAGATGCTTTAACGCACGATCCTTGTAGATCGGCAGGATGTAATCACTTGCTTCACTTTTTGCCATACATATCACGCATGGTCAACAACAGATCAGCGGCAGAGGCAAGGTAGTAGACATCTTGAGGGCTGAGTTCACGATCTCCTTGAAGATCCTTTTGTAGCCACTCAAGAGTTTTTCTAGCGCATGTCTCTGCCTGTCCAGACAGCTTCTGACGGAAGATGGTTGCGTGATCGTCCATTAGACCCACGGATTGGTGACGTTCTTCTGGACGATGTTGAGCATGTCACGGTCAATCAATGACCAGATACCACCGCCCTTTTCACCAACGCAATACGCATACAGGCCACGGCCTTTTTCTGTGTATGTGCCATCAGCACGGCGCAACATCAACTCTTCTGTACGGGGATCAATCCAAGAGAACTTCTCGGGTTGCTTTTGACCGTACTTGTTGATGCGTTCACCAACAGCCACTTGCTCCAACGGACCCATCACTTGGTATGTGATCACGCCATTGTCGTACTTGCGGAAGTTGATCTGAACCTTCTTGTCCGACTGGGGATCAAGAGGGTGGGGCATGTTAGTAGCACCAAAGAAATGAACTTGAGAGTCTTCGGAAGGCAGGTCTTTGTCTCGGGGAGGCAAGACACGCTTTTCGTCAACGGGGATCAGTTCTTTGCGATCAATGTAAGGGTTCAGATCGGTCTGGTAATCAGACGGGATCTTCTTGCCTTCCAAGGCGTTTTTAGCGACTTGGTATTGTTCGTCTTTGGGTTTGCCAACAAGGTCAAGAGCAATGCTCGTTTTGTCGTAAACAAATTGAGCAAGCTCTTTTGCTGTCGGAAGATCTTCTTTCAGTGCCGCAATATCATACGTTGCCATACATTACCTTTCAAACGTTTTTGGGAAGCTTCGGAACAGTGAACTTCTTAGCTGCCGCCACATTGATGTCATTCAAATGTGGGCCAGAAAGAGGGTTCTGGTTAAAAGCTTTGCCAACAGCAGTAGCCAAGGTTTGACCTCGCTTGTGACCGTCTTCAAAGCCTTTGAGTTTGTTGTTGATGCCTTTGGTCAGACCATTGGTCATGGCCTTGCCACCAGAGATTACTTTGCCGTAGGACATGTTTGCCTCACTTGGTGTAAGAAGAGTTTTTCATGTAGCCAGTGTTGCAGCCACAAGATTCTTTGGGGTAAGACACAGACACTTTGTTGCCAACAGGGAAAACATTACCGTTGGCTTTAGGAGCACCTTGGCTACCCTTAGGAGTTGCTGTGCCATGCTTGGCGGCAGTAACAGCAGTAACACCACCAGAGCCGGGAGTGTGCTTGGACACATTGCCCGTGCGGTTAGGCGATTGGGCGTACAGGAAGTTTGTAGACATACTAACCTTTCATGAAAGTATTCGGATTATCACACTTTACGCAAAGCCGTCAAGAAATCATCCAAAGCATCGTCAGCCGACACCTCTTCTTCTTTCTGAACATTATTGACATGCTCAATGGAGATAATAGGCGCTCTTGAGGATTCAAAGGGAGCCAGCTTATCAGCAATCCTAGCCTTGTCCTTAATGTCAATTTCCTCGGACTGCATGGCATCAATCAGAACTTCCATAGCAGTCTTCAGTGGAGGAAGACCTTTTGCCAACCGCTCTTCATTCAGCTTGTTGAACAAAGCGCCATATTCCGTAACGCGGTTAACAATAGACTTTTGCCGACCAGTAGGTTTGGGCTTTTCCTCTTTGGGGAACTGCTCTCCAGTAGCCAAAGCCATAGCTTTCTTCTCGGCTCTCTTCATTTTCATGAATCGCTTCTTCCTCTCCAACTCTTCAGGAGAAGTCACCAAAGAACCCTCAGGCCGGATTTCACCAAAAAGAATATCAGCGTCTTTAGGCTTTTTCATTTCAAACCCTTTATACCGTCTTCTGTCTTAATCCAAGCATATGAACCATTGACAGTAAATCCACGCTTCTTATGAATCTTCATAAAAGCAGTATGGTCAGCACGAACACTGGTAGAACAGATAACCGGAATACCCCAGCTATGTGCCCACAATATATGCTGATCAATCATCTCATTAATTAACTTAACCCTGTAGCGGACAGGAAGAGTTAAATCAACATGGTGAAACTTTGCATTACTGATCTCTTGGTTTGAGTAAGTAGTATACCCACCACGGTCAAACCAGCAGTAACCCAATAAAGCGTCAACAGCACTGTCACCCATCATGGTACTGACAAACCTCTCACCACGGCAAACAGCCAAGAACTCCCGGCCCTTGTCAAACAATTGATGCGTAGCAGTCAATGTCACATTCTTGCGGAACACAGCCCTGTCCCGAACCAACATGCCGTCAGCTTCTTGACCAAATACATTGTCAGCCAAATCAACTATGTCATCAACATCATGCAACGGATGTGCAAGCGTCCATTCGTGATCCATACATTGCCTTTCAATACGATGCCTTCATTCTATCAACCCAAAAAGTTTTGAGCAAAAAATTTTATACAGGGATCACCTAATAACTTATCCACATGCACAAAGCAACTTATCCACAGTACTACATTTGGATTTGCCAATTCTTTGTATAAACCCGAGAAAACTGGCACTTTTCCCTGTTTCAAGGGATTTTCTTCCATAGAAGTAATACTACAGTTTAGCTTGCGTTTCCATAGTGAGACAGAGGGGGGAAAAGTTTTTGTAGAAAATTTGGGAATGGGTGAGTGGGCCCTCCCTTTTCCCTCCAGATCCAGTCCTACCCCCTCCACATCTATGGGGGCTAAATCGATTTAAACGCGATTCTAGGGGGGTATCTCAGGGGGTGGCTAGTAGGGTAGCCTGAATGATGTTCTCCCTCTGTAGAGGCTATGCAAAAGGATACGGGCAAGGCCCCGCTCTCTTTTGGTTTTTGTAGTGATTGGTAATGCCTGATCAGGTCATTCGCTGGAAACCCTGACGCTAGTCTTTGCTTTGCTCTATCCCTTATGTAGAGCGGAAGAGAACGAATCGGGGTTTTCTTTTCTTTTTCTTTTTTGCCTTGCTTTTGACCTGTTTTGCACCGGATCGAAACCCTCTTACTTATCCCCATGTTATCCACAATGTGTATTGCACTTGATTTCACTTGATCGCAAAAAAAGATGCTTAACCTAGGGTAAACACCTATAGAAAAGCCTATACAATCGCATAAAATAACATACACCAACAACAACCTAAAGAGGTTAAACATGCAAAGCAAAGCGGATCATAAAGTGGAATTCGAACACATTGTTAACGGTGAAATTGTCTATGTGACGGCTGATATATGGGCTGATCATGAGGGAATTTATAAGCAAGAAATAACCGGGATTTACGTTGACGGCGTCGACGTGATTCGAATCATTAACCCGGAATACATCGATCAATTGGACGCGATGATCCCCGAAATGCTTAGAAATGAATTAGAAGAATCACTCTCTGATTTCAATCCAGAGCGTGACGCTCACCGCTTGGGAGACTAAACCATGAAAAACGAAAAACTATTGGACATTTTGACAGCGCTGGGTTTAGCCTTTTGCTTGCTTTGCCTTGCTCTTGCTTACTTTGACATTTTCACAAAATGAGGGGTTTTTATGTTTTTTATATTTGACTGCAACAACAATATTGTTGGCAATCCTAAGGGATACAAAACCCATAAAGGGGCGCAAACCCAGTGCAACCTTGATAAAAGCAAGCCCACGAAAACAATGGCCCTTTTGTGGGATCGTTTCCACGAAAAAGCCCAATTGACCGGGGAAAAATCTCGCATTTATTCTATTCGCTGGGTTGATCAACCAAAGCCAAAAAGCTTACTTGATCCCCTTTTTGATAACCCAATTGATTTCTTGAAAAACCATTTTCAGGTTATCCACATTAAATAAACACTTAACCATTGGTAATGTAATGATCAAAATATCTAACACCTCAAAATTAAATGCACGTTCATGGTCTCTTCAGGCCCTAGATACTTGTCCCGGTTCTTTATCTTCTCCCGGTGTATTGGTTGACGCATGCAAGGGATGCTATGCAACCACGGGTAACTATAACTATCCGAACGTGAAAGCCCCTAGATTGTCAAATAGGGAAGATTGGCAGCGCATGGAATGGGTTGACGATATGGTTAATGAGTTGGATCAAGACCGATATTTCCGTTGGTTTGATTCCGGCGATATGTATTCATTGGGTCTTGCTGAAAAAATGTTAGAGGTCATGCGCCGAACACCGTGGTGCAATCATTGGTTGCCAACTCGCATGCATAAATTCCCAAAATTTGCCCTTGTCTTGCGTGAAATGCAAAGCTTGCCCAATGTAATGGTTCGCTTTTCCTCTGATAGCGTTATCGGTGAATATATTCCCGGTTTGCACGGTTCCGTCATTGGGCCTGATCCTGAAAGCTTTCAAGCTTCAGAGGGTGTCAAGCTTTGCGAAGCTTATGCCAACGGTGGCAATTGTTCCGGGTGTAGGGCTTGCTGGGATAAGTCAATCCCTCTAATTGCTTACCCAGCGCACGGCAAGAAAATGGGCAAAGTTATCCGATTGGTGGCAGCATGAATAAGCTCTTAGCCCTTATTGAACGTGCAAAGCTTTTGCTGATCGCTGAAGAAATGAGACAAAAACTCAAACACTAAGCCCTTAGGGGCTTTTTTGTTTTTCCTTGCTGGGCTTTGCCTTGCTGGGTTTGCTTTGCTTTTTTTAGTGTCTGACGCTAGGGGCAAGGCTTGCTGATAGTTTGCTTGCCTTTTGGCTTGCTGGGTTTGCTTGCTTTGCTTGATCAAGGCAAGCGGTAGCGTGAACGGGTGTTTTTGAGGGTTAAAAAATGGGGGTTTTGAGGGGCTTAAGTGCTTCTGGGTATGCTTGCCTATGCTTTGCTCAAAAGTGGCTTAAGCGGCTGATTTCATGCCTTGCTGGGGCTTGCTGGGTGCATCGATGCATGCATGAGGATTCGCTTGATTATGTCAGATAATCGCTGAGATAATCGCCGGATTATGCCCGAGATAATCTGTGAATGGGGTAGATAATCCCGAAAGGGGTATTATCTCCGATTATGCCTAATTTTTAAGCAGTGATTTTCTGGAGAAAAGACCCCCCTCCCCAATTTTTTTTGACCACCTTAAAAAACACGGTTGCCATCAATTATTTTTGCCAGAGATTTTAAAAATTTGATGTTTTTGGTTAGGCGAAAAAAAGGGTGTAGCTGTTGACCACACCCTAAGTCCCAACACAAGGATTACTTCAGAAAACGCAATTTGTACAAAGTACTGTCAATCAAAGCGGCAATCTCGTCAACCACGTTTTGGATTTCACTGTTCTGTGGCAAACCCTTGCGTTCTTCAGAAACATACTCTTTGAGGGAAGACAGTTCCTCTAAGCCACTAGATGCTGGGCCATAGTAGTCCACAGGGTAGTCAATGATCTCACCCTCCAAGCCCTGAATAGCCTCTGTAAGAGAGTCTACCAATGGGATGATGGCTTCATAGAACTCACCCAAAGCCATATGCTCTGCAAAGCTCTTTGTCTGTCTGTGCAGGATCTGTGTGTTTGTTGACGAGTGCATCAAACTTAACAAAAATTCACCGTAGTTCATATGAAACCTTTCAAGGATGGGTTATTTTAATTCAAGCAGTCTTTGAATGGTGATGTTTAAAGCATCCATCTCGTCCATCTTGCGGATAGCCCATGCTCTCTTTTGTCCATGCCATCCAAGGATTGGACCTTGGTGGCAACTCTTACACAAGGCTATACAAGTGTATTGAAGGCCCTGAACAACATGGTGGGCATCACTGGGTCCGGGTTCATCACAAACGGAACAGGGTAGCTCCTTGACATTTGCCAAGTGATACCGCTCCTTTGCTGTCAGTTTGTTATTCATCCTAAGTTTCTCATTTCTGATCGCTTGGAGTATTCCTGTGTTTTCCAGACCTCAATCCTTGCTTGAGCAGCAGTCAGCATCCACTTTAGGTGGGCTTCTTCTTCTACCGCTTGCTTGTGGGCCAAGATGGCTTGCACATAGTCACCAGTGGCATATGCATCTGCTTCTCGTTGACCAAGAGAGCTTGATTCGCTCTTGTTCATCTGTTGGGACTTGACCACCTTCAGGTAGTTCTCTGTATAAGCTACATCTCCTTTTGCTTTGGCATACTGTTCTGCATGCTCTTGGATGTAACGAATAGCTTTTTCTGGGTTGATTTCCATTTTTTTCTTTCAATACATATATTCAAGGGTGTACTTTTTTGATCGAGTCCACCATCCAGTTCCATTTGCAGCCAAGAAATATCTTTCTTCTACTCCATAAAACTCAAGCCAAACGATGTATTCGCCAACCTTTGTTTTTTTCCAAGCAAACACTTTGCGGTGTCTTACTTGACCGTCAAATGGCGTTTCTAATTTTTCTTTCCACTTCATTGCTTTTCCTTAATTACTTTTAAATTGCATGTAGACACGCATTTTTATGCCTTTCCACCGTTCTTAATCCATACCGCAAAGCTTGCAGCAGTGTCTCCAAAAGGCAACATTGCACATTCAGTGGCTAATCGCTTGCGTTCTGCTTCAATGACAAGCTCGGCAAAGCGTCCAAGGCGTGGCAAGTCTGCGTCAATTGACCACATCCGTCTATCACTTGGCCAGCAGTATTGGGCCATACGGATAATCTCTTCTCTATTCATTGCTTTTCTTTCAAATGTGTTGGTTGATTAAGTTCTGTACACCAGCATCCAGATCACCATTACCCATTTCTATGAGTACTTGCTTTTGAATGCTGTTTAGAGTTAATGGGATTAAGTTGGTGTATTTGGGTTCTTCTATCTTTTTCTTAATACCAGCACCCTCACGCTTACCACCCCATGTTCCCACTGGACGACCTAGCCGCTTCTCTCTTAACTGCCGTCTGTGCTCCCGCTCTTTGAGCACCAACCATAAAGGCTTGATATATTCGTACGGGTCATCAATCTCCTTCATGCTTGGCCCCTTGCTCGGATTGCGGAGGCGCAATCCATACAAGTGACATCCCACATGGACTTGTCTGTGTCGCTGTAAATATCTGGTGCTGGCAACTCCTCGCACACCTTTGCACACGCCTCAATCTCTTTAGTTGCTACCAGTTTGATGGTTTCAACAATGTCATCTATGCCCATCGCATAAAGTTCTTCGCCATGCGTGTCGCCGTGTTCATCGCACATGCGTGTGCCCAGCGTGTTTGCAATGTGTCTAGCCATCTCAATAATTTCATCTTGTGTCATGCTTGTCCCCTTGCTCGGATGGCAGCCTCTAAATCAACTGGGCCACCGTACATTGCAACAAGGTCAATAATCGCATCACGCTCTGCTGCGGCGACAAGAACGGCAAAGCGTTCAAGTTCTGTTTCACACGATGTTGGCGCATAGATTGCATTTGTGACTGAGCCTATCTCAAACCCAGCCTCCCGTGCCATGCGAATAATCTCTTTTCTGGTCATACCATCTCCACGATAGGCCGTGCCTTCTTCAGTCGAATCTCTTCTTCAACAATGAACAAAGCCTTTTCCATGTCCTTGACCGTGCAGTTATCTAGCTGGACATCATGGACATCCATCACCAGCTTGACAGCAGACATCTCAGGTCCAGTAAAGACAAAACTGCCCTTCTCAACCCCTCGTTTAGCCATTGAATACAAGGCATCTTGAGCGGCACGGATCTCTGTTTTCCAGTCAGCACCTAAATCATCATCAATACGGATCAAGGCTTCTGCCATGTTCATCGATGCAATCAACACATCAACATGGTCTTTTGTTCCTTGGCCTGTCAGGATGGAATCCAAAGCTTCATGGTTCTTGAGCTTCAGGGCTACACCAGCAGTAGGCAGTGTTCCTACCTTTTTCATGCCAGCAATAACCCAGTTAACAGCGTCTAAACGAACACCCTTGGGCTTGTATTTGCTTTTCTTTCTCATGCTGTGTACTCAATGGCTTGCAGTTTGCTGATGCGCTCGTTGATCTCATTAACTGTTTTTTGATAGTCAGCCATGACCCGCTTTTTATGTGCCTCAAGAGCAGCAATCTTCTGTGCTGTTGGGTCATATGATTCAGGGACATTAATCTCAATTTCTTGCTCACCAACATAAGTCATATGTTCGGTGTCATCCATTTTTAGAGAAAAAACCTGAAATTTTGCTTTTGTCTCCCAAGAATATTGAGAGTGATAAATGTGAACGGTGGTTTTGACTTTCATTGCATTTCCTTTGATGCCGTCATTGGCAAGCCAATTGTGATGGTCAATCAACTTGATTGGTACTAGGACAAACCCTATAGGAGATGTTCTTGCACCATGACTTCAACCAAACCAACAGTTCCCCAAACTTTAGTTGCGTGAAGTGACACCACCTGACTGTCATCCTCAAAGACAACGCCATTCATGCCGTCAAAGATTGCCTTGCACAAATTGTCGATATCGCCATGAGTTCTTTTGGTTGGACGCTCTTCACCCGATAAACAGGCGTTAAATCGCTTTTTGCTGTATGAGGCTGGGATGGGTAGGGTGATGTAAATACAGGCCACTATGGGGCCTTCTAGGGGCTTCTGTGACCCCATTGCTTGTTTGGCAGCATCAGAAACCTTGGATTCGTAATCAACTGTGGTTTTTGGGCTGTAAGTTGAGACAAATTTGCCTCGTCTGGCAAACCTTGGACGACCCTTGGGTACTGGAGTGCCTTCAACTTGAAAAATGACAGAAAACGTCATGTCCGGTCCTTGTATGTGTTGTATCGCCATGAAGTGGCTTCTTTGTCGATTCGTTGCCAGATTTCTTCTTTCTCAATCTCTGACATAGAGTTCCACAAAGCCACCTCCATGTAGGTGCGTCCACAACCCTTGCAAACTTCGTCATAAAGAGTGGTGCAGACTGCTATGCAGGGACTATCTGGCCTTGTCATTTCGCCATCTCCGCTTTGTATCGTTCCCAAGCCTGTAGCGATTCGTCAATGCTGTCGCCTTTAGACCACTTCATTTGGACAAACTGTTCAATCAGCTTATTCACCCCAAGCAGTCGTTCATGTGCTTCTGCTTCTTTCTTGTCTTGAAAGAATCTGCCATCGTCTGTCAGGTAGCCACTTACATTTCTCATGTCATCTTTCCCGAGCGCATCATGCGGCACTGCTCTTTCATCTCGGCGGTGTAATCAGGGTGATACTCAACCTGATCGCAGTCAATGCGTTTTATTTCGCTTCTAGGAGCAAATAACAGCACCAGCACAAAAGTTACAGCCCAGACAACAACTGCCAAAGAAATCTTAAACAAGAGCTTCTCCTGCGCTGTCACGCTTTTGTTGCTCGTACTGCTTGATCTGTTCTGGTGTCCAAGGGATGGGTCCAGATGGTGGTGGGAAAGGCCAAGTCATTCCAATGTTCCTTCTTTCATTTGGGTTAGGTAGGACCTGATCCTTTCCTTTGCACCCATGCCATACATTTTTTCTGCTCTTTCAAGCATTCCTCGGACAAACTGGTTGTCTTTGGTTACTTCCCAAGAACGAAATATCATTCTTGCTTCACCTTTTTCTATCATCTCTCGGTCAGAGCTTTGTTTTTTAAACACTTGATATTTCGACTGCATTTGGCAATTCTTGTTTTTTGGATACATAACTTTTGTAAGCTTCATCAGCATCATCAAAATAACCAATGTGCTTCTTTCTGCCATTAAAGGAAAATTGAGCAACCCATTTATTTTTATTTTTATCCCAATGAACTCCACGTTTTTTTGAATTGCTATTTGATTGAGGACTTGATTGGTTTTGCAAGTTTGTAGCTTTGTCGACATCTCTCAAATTAACAATTCGATTGTCTTTTTTGTTTTGATTGATATGGTCAATCTCAAAACTAGGCCAAAAACCATGCACAAAAAACCAAGCAAGTCGATGAAGCAACAACTGTTTTTTATTAATGCGAACAGACAAATAGCCTTTACTTGTTTCTGAACCAACAAGCTGACCTTTTTTTACATTACCTCTGCTTGTTTTCCAAGTAAACAATCCTGTTTCTTCATCATAAGAAAGAAAATCATGAAAATTTATAGTCATTTTGTGCTTTCGATTTGAACTCGGTCACCCTGATTTGATTGTTTTTTTCTGTATTCGTACATTCGTGTTTACCCTGATCGGATGTGAGGCCAGTTAGGGAAGAACATAGGTTCTTCACCTGCTCTCTCCACATATTGCTGCGCGTCTGGAAGGAACCATAGCTTGATCGTAGGCTCACCGTTTCCACTGCCCTCATAGTTACGCTGTTTTCTGCATAACAACAACTGGTCTGAATCGTTAAACTTTGAAGATGCTCGTCCAATGTCTTTGACTTCATCTTCTTTTTCCTTGTTACGCCAGACCATCCAAACATTGTCAACCAAGTCAACAATTGCACCAGATCCTTTGGTGTCGTACTTGTTTGGCATGGCATATTCGTTTGCTGGCTTACGCAAATGGTGAATCAGGTGGACATGGATGTTGTAATCACGAGCAATGTTGATCAATTCGGAAACAAAGTTCTTTTGACCAGACATGTCGTCCTCACCCATGACACATGTTGCCAAGTTGTCAATGAAGATGTGACCAATGCCAAGCTCCTTTGCACAGTACCTGCACATCCCGATAATCAGGTCTTGCGATACAGCACCCATTTGGTCGTATAACCAAAGCTTGTTGTCTGTCCAATGGCTGAACTGGTCAAACAGGTCATCAATCTGGGCATATCCCTCTTCAGATTGAAACTCGGGTGACATAGGGTTCATGCCAATCCACATCCTTGCCATTCGCTGTAAGGTCGTTACAGGCTTCATCTCAAAAGACGCAATAGCAACTTTCTGATCTTGGCCCATCAAGGACAAAGCAATTTGAGATGTAACCAAGGACTTACCTGAACTGTTCTGTCCTGCCCACAAGGTAACTTCACCCTTGCGGAATTCAAAGTTGTCCTTCTGTCCATACCAAGGCAAAACAATCGGGTTGACTGTCTTTTTAAGCCTGAGTTTTTCCTTCAGAACTTCTGAGTAGATGAATGCGCTCTTGACCTTGGCCTGAGCGTCTGTCTCTTTCATGTAAAGAGCAAAATCAATGGTGTCTTTAATTAATTGCATATTTCAATCATGCGTAATATTTTCGTTGAACACCATAGGTGGTTGCCCTAGCTCCACACTTTTTGCATAAATCAGCTATTGCTTTGCAACGGTCTTCAGTGACGGAAGTTATGCCAACCAGTAGGCCAACAACAAAACGCAAATCCAGTTTGTCAAGCGGTAGTTGGTAGATGTTGACTTCACCGAACTCAAGCTCTGAAGTATCGGGGTGGTCAATGATGTAAACAGCAGGAGGAGATCTGCGATTCATCCGGGCATTGATGATTTCTTGAGCGCCTTTCATCGGAACAACCTTGCCTTTTCCCGTTCAGCCTGTTCTTCAGGGGTAGGGATTCGATAGTCTGCTGGTCTGCCAAGAGCAAGGTTAGTTGCTCGTTCAGCAGCAGATACAGGTTTTACAAAGGGAGACTTCTTAGCAACCCACTCAGCTTTGAAAGAAGTCCAACCCCTGAAACAGATTTCCTTCAAGGCATTTTCCAAGGTCCAATCTGCAAGCTTTGCTTGTTCAGCAATTCCAGACATAACCAACTCTGTGATCGGAGCCTTCTTTAACTTTCTTTGCTTGACAAAAGAATCCCAGATTTCTGGAGACACGCCTTCAGGCGCAGCAACTTCAGTTGCTTTCTTCTTTTCTTGGTTTATGGTTTCTGGTTTATGGTTAGCTTTCACTTGGGTTACCACTGGCATCCCACTAGCATCCGACTGGGAACCCACTGGGTTTTCTTGCCCTTCTTTGGCCTTCTTTGGACGACCACCTTTTTGGCCATTTCTGCGATTTTTTTCAGCCATCTCGTGATAGTCATTTATCACAAGGTCACAGCGTTTGCTTTTCCAACCTTTGTTGGTCAACAAAAAGAATTCTTTGAGGACAAAATTAAGCGCCTCTGGAGACACCCTAATTCGTCTGGAAACCAATTGGACATCATCCAGAATTGGCTCTTCAGTGTCGTAATACATCTCTAAAAGACGGCGATAAGCCAAGTCTTCCTCGTTTGAGAGATGCATAGTGGCAGACCTATAGTCGCCTATATGATGCGGATAGAAGTGCATGATTGCCCACTTTTTTAAGCCCCTTTGAAGAAACTGCGGCAGGAGAAGGGGTAACTCTTTTCGGTCAGGGGATCAATCCCAACCTAGCCGTGTTTCAAAATACTATATCACTTCTTTGGCTCTTCGGGCTTTTTCTTGCCAAAGATCTGGTCCCAGTTGTCACGAAACTTCTGTGGATCAGGGATAGGACGAGGTGCTGAACCTTTACTCATCGTCTGTCATCCATCGTTCAAATTCACGGTCTTGCTGTTGTTGCTGTTGGTAAGCACTGAACCTTGCCATCTCTGACAAACCCATCTTGTACTCACCATGCTCATCTGGTGTCAAGCCAGCTTTGGGGAACTCTTCAACTGCGTTAAAAATCATTTTGGACCTGCCTTTGAATAAATTTTCATTTCCTTACGTTCTAAGTTTCGTGTCACAGCAAACTGCCGCATGATTGCTTTCTCAGATGCTGTGAACAGAGTAGAACTCTTTGCTTTCCAATCAAATGGACTTGGTTTGGTAGATTTCATTTAACTCCTTGAGTTGACGGTGGCTTGCAATCTCTAGTGCTGTTGCCAAAGAAGCAACAATACCAGCTTCTAAATCCTCTGGATTCATCAATGGTTCCAGTCGGTCAGTGGCTTGAACGATCAACTCGTAAGCCAAAGCGATTTCGTGTGTTTGGTGTCTCATGCTGCGAGACTACATCAAAAACAAAATCAGCAACACAGGGAAAACCCCTAGAGAAAAAACATAAAAAGTTTGATACATTCACCATCCTGCTTAACAAAAAGGAGATTTAAATGAATGTTCAAGCATTGAAAACAGTTCGCCGACTGTTCTGCGTTGATGGTGTTCCCCGCAACATCCAGAGACACAACTGCCAACAATGGGTCCGGTCTATCCGGTTCTTGGGTGACAAGTGGTTGTTGGCAACCCCAGTGAGCAAAGTATGAGCAATGTTGTTCAAACCAAGTTTGTTGGCAAGAATCCATTTAAAGCGCCTAGAGAGGTCAAGCAAGTGGATGTCAGCACCTTGCGTGTAACCAATGACAAACCCAAAAAACGGGTTGTACAAAACTGCAAATACGATGCAATCTTTAAAGATCTAGATATAGGGAAATCCCTCTCTTGCAAATCAGAAGATTGCGATAAAGTTGCACAAGCTGTTAGAGCTTACATGCGTAGATATAACAAGCCTTGGAAAATCAAGGCAACTATCTATTACACAAAGACAACAGCAAGAATATTTGTATTGCCAAAAGAATGAGGAATGTATGAAAGACTTTCTGCAAACAGCAAAAGAAGATCTCAAGGGTGTTGAGTACTGCCCTTACTGCATCGAACCACGCAACGACAAACGCTCATGCTGTGGTGAGAACCACTTCATCAACTTTGAAGACCTTGATGACGACACCCAGCGTGACATCATTCAAGACGAATACGATCTATCTTTTGGAAAGTAATGTATGTCTATTGAAAAGCTCCTTCAGACCAACGTAAACGGTCATACAGAGAAGAAAAACAACCTGACATACCTGTCATGGGCATGGGCTTGGGCAGAGGCTTTAAAGGCCGATCCTGCGGCTTCCTACAAGGTTGAAATGTTTGGCGACAAGTGCTACATGGAAATCAATGGCACTGCAATGGTTTGGGTTACTGTTACTTTGTTTAACAAACCCATGACTTGTCAACTGCCTGTAATGGATGGCGCTAACAAATCAATCCCATTAAAAGGATACACAGCAACAAACAAATACGGAAAAGAATACAGGGTTGAATGCGATTCTTTTGCGGTGAACACTGCCATCATGCGTTGTATGACCAAGGCTTTGTCGCTTCATGGCTTGGGCCTGTACATCTATGCTGGTGAGGATCTGCCAGAAGAGGGTGATGTACCCAAGAAGGGATCTGGCACTGTTGTAACCCCTCGTGGGGGCATTGGTGACGATCTTCCTGAAGACATTAAAGATTTCCTGCGTGATCTAGCGGCAGGAGTTGAAGAACTTGTGGGCAAAGGCCAAGCAGTAGATGCCTTGGCAATGATCCGCAATCAGGCATTGGAGGCCGATCAGCAAGTCTGGTTGTCCAACCAACTGTCTTCCACTGTGCGTTCTGCACTTAAAAAAGCCAAAATCTGAAAGGTAATAAATGGCATACGACAACACCGATAAAGGTTCTCTGTTTACCAACGATAAGAAGGAAACAGAAAAGCATCCGGACTATAACGGGTCCATCAATGTGGGTGGAAAAGAATACTGGCTGTCTGGCTGGAAGAAGAAGTCTGAGAAAACAGGCAAGACATTCTTAAGCCTGTCTGTTCGTGAAAAACAAGAGACCCCCCGTCAAAGTTCTGAGCCTACTCGTAAGGCAAAGGACGATGATTTCGGAGATATGCCCTTCTAATTAACGGGGGAAAGCGGATGCTGTTCCTAAGCGGTGGCAAAAAGGTGGCTCTTATACATGCAAGTAGGTTAGCGCCCCTTGCATCTTGAGCGAATCACCCGACAGACGCAGCGAGTACCCCACCTTTTAAGGCAATGTATGGGTTTATTCATTGGATTTGTATGCTTCTTTGCATGGCTTACACACGTTTTTACTTGCTTTGCAGACGGTCTTTGGGGCTTTCTGATAGCAGGTGCTCTTCTCTTCCCTATAGGGATTCTCCACGGCTTTTTTATTTGGTTTAACTAAGGAAACATCATGTTCACAATTGAAAAAAACATCCCCCTCGCAACAACACAAGCTTACCCATTTGACAAGATGGAGTCTGGCGATTCGTTCTTGGTCCCTGTGACCGACAAAAAGAAAATCAGCTACATCCGTGCTCAGATCAACTTGATTAAGAAGAACTACCCAGATAAGGTCATCTCCACCCGTACAGAAGAGACAGGTCTGCGTGTTTGGTTGATCAACAAGGTTTAATCATGAAAGAAACTCAATCATTCAGCATGACCGAATTTCAAGTCATGCAGTGGTCTGAAGCAAAAGGAATCCTGAAATACGGAACACCTATTGGTCAAGCAAAGAAAGCCCTTGCCGAGGCTCAAGAGTTGATTGATGCAATCGAAGCTGGCGACATGGCAGAAGCGGAGCTTGAGCTTGGTGATGTAATGGTTTGTTTGGTCAATACTGCTGTTTTGCTTGATCTTGATGCAAGGACTTGTTTTTACAAGGCTTACAAAAAGATTGAGCCTAGAAAGGGTTACATGAACGAACACGGTCAATTTGTGAAGGAGGCATGATGGCTTGCGATATTTGCAATTCACCTCTTTACTGCCAAGACGTTGGAAGTTGTCGATTGAGCAAATCATCAGCCCTTGATAAACAAGTCTCAGGCAGTCACTACAAAGACAAAGGCATCCAGCCAATCGTCTATATCCATGCAAATAATTTGGGTTTCTGTGAGGGTAATGTAGTGAAGTACATCACCCGTCACAAAGAAAAGAATGGTGCTGCTGACATCAAGAAAGCAATCCATTACTTGGAACTCCTACTTGAATTGGAATACAAGAATGATGCCGTTTGACATTACGCGATGTGATCCAGAACACCCGGATCACTATTGCCATAACTGCAAGCTGTACATCAATCACCCAAAACAAACAATGGGTCCAAGAACACCTGTCGTCTTAGTTGAGACAAGTGCTTCTGAAGCCTGTTGTTATCTGCCGATTAGCCGCCTAGAACAGCGTTAATGGTCAGCAGGTTTGCTGTTGAACAAATCCTTCTCAGCACTCCTGCGCCTTACGAGTCCCTTGAGTTCCTTGCCGCCAGCTTTTGTCCATTGCATAAAGGCTTCAGCCGCACCTTCCCAATCATCCCGAAGAATCCTTTGACGGATAGATGACTTCTGAAAGTTGCCTAGCCCTACATTGAAGGAAAATGCGACACAAGCATCAAACCTGCCCTGATGCCCAGCCAGATTGGGAGCAAATCGAAGAACACCACGTTCAAAATAAACGAGGTCATCTTTGAATATTTTGACCAATTCATCTTTAGACCATTGCCTGTTGTCTTCAGGGCGTAACGGATATCTGTTCCTCAGAATACCCGTATAACCCTCTTTACGGACCATTGGGAGCTTGATCTGGTCTTGGTAGAGCACATGACCCCAACCAATAGTCCACATGTGTGCAGAGCATTGATATGGCTTATCCCGATACCCCTCAAAAAGGTGCATCAGGTGAATGCCAGCGTCAGATGTCTTCACTTCTTCTTGTCCCAGTTACGAGAACCAAACCAGAAACCAATGATGCCACCCAGCATAGACATTTCATCGGCACTGAAAATAATGTCGCTAAAACGAATCAGGTCGTCCATAGAGGTGACCATCTTGTCGTTGTACCAGACATACCAAGCCAACCATGCGTTAATAAACACCAGCTCCAAAACAAAGATGTATGTGATGGTTGGACGGACAGTTGCCACATAAGTGGAGGCCCACCCTGCTGCTTTTTTGAGCACTGCTTTGTCGTGATCAAGAGCCGCACCTTGCATTTGAGCGGCAGTTTGCATCTCAACTTGCTGAGTCTGCAAAGACATTTGCTCAACCTTAATCTCTTCAATCTTGGCTTGAGCGGCAAAACCTTCTTTGGCAAGAGCTAACTCACGCTCTGTTTGAATTGCAGCCAATGCCAACTCATGCTTTTGGTCAGCCTTGTTTTGGAAATACTCCAACAATTTCGGTAGACCCGAAATCAGTAGACCACCCAGTGTAGAAATTAAAGAAAGCATGTCATTCTCCGAAAGGTAAATTGGACTTTATGAAATCAATGATGGACTTGGCATCATCCACAGGCAAGACATAGAGAATGTCGAGCAAGTGGTGAACAATGATGGCTGCACAGCAGAACTTGAGGAATCGATCAAACCCAAGCTTCCAATCTGTACCAACATCGAACCACTTGAGTAACTTCCACACATCTCAACAACCGTGTTTGCGACAGAAGGAGAACAACTCCCAACCACCCCACATCAGGCCACAGAAGATAACAACTGAAATGATGACCGCAATAGCAGTCTCCAGCTCTTCCTGATCCTTTTGCTTTTTACGCCGAGCATCTTCCTTGGCCTTACCAGCAGCTTTAGCGGCCTCTGCTTCCATGACGGTAGCCCTAGCCTTGATCTTCTGCCAAACATCCATCTTGTTGGCATTCCAGAACAATCGCTTCAGGTCTTCTTCAAACTCTTTTTGAGAATCAATCGCAAGCTCAATCTCAAGAGCTTTACCCATAGAAGAGCCACCGAAAGTCCCGGCTTTGGCAGCTTCAGCAGAAGCAATAGCATTGGCTTTGGCATCAAAGTACTTGCCCAACATCGGGGCTAAAGATTCAACACTCTGGGCAGTAGCACTGGCCTTCTTGACCAGACGAACTGCATTGTTTACCGCATCAAGAGCGGCATCTGGATCAAGGAGTAGGCCAATCATCTAAGCACCCATTGAAGAATCGGCATGATTGAAAAAGTAACCCAAATGGTCAAACATGAAACAACGGCAGCAGCTACGAAAGCTATTGCCCAGTCTTTCATGATTTGTCTGCCTTACCGTCTAACTTGTCAAAGATCTTGCCCAAGATGTCTTTGACTTCCTTGATGTCAGCACGGTAGTCATCCTTGGTCACATAGTCATGTGGCAGTTGCTTCTCAAGAGCACTCAAAGAGTCCTCCAGCTTTTGCAATCTTTGTATTGTTTGATAAAACACAAAAATCGCCAGAAAACCTGCAACCGATACTACAAGGTTGAAAAGTTGTTGATTGTCCATGATTATCTTCTGTAAGCAGATGGAGGAGCAATGCCACGACCAGCACCGACCTTACGAGTATATGCTTGATCTTGACGGAATTTCTTGCCAGCTTCTGAGAAAGCATAAGGGCTACCCAGCAGAAGTGCAGGATCTTGGCTAGGAACGGTGCTAGAACCCTCTCCAGCGCCACCAATCATCATGGTAGGGGGTAGGACAGCCTCAAGCACATTAGCCCCTGCTAGACCTCTTTGACCAGCAGTATCAGCTTTAGCCAAATCAGACAAAGCAACCAGAGCACCAGCAATACCCGCTTTACCGCCCACATTCACCATCTTCTTGCCGGAAGTGGTTCGTTGGGCAATACCGGGAGTGATCTCACCGTAAGGCAAACCAGCAGCTTTGGCCTCTTCTCGTGTTGCACGACCTAAAGAACGGTTGATGTCCTTGCCAGTAGCAACTGCTTGCTCGTAGTCAGTGGGGAAATCACGACCAGTAAAGGCTTTGGTGTATTCAGCTTGACCAAGGTCTTGACGCAAAGCATCGATGTATTGAGCATTAGGGACCACAGCGTAACCTGTTGGTACATCCTGAATGCTTGCATACTCGGACTTGAACTGGGGTTGACCAGTGCGCTTAGAGATCTTTGGTGCTGGACCTTGACCAGCCAAGGCAGGTTTACCAGTGCCTGTACGCAACTCACCGGGAGGAGCAACAGGCTCATTCATCAAGCTTTTGATTTCATCCGTAACAACATCGGTCACAGCAGAGTTTGGTCCTGCTGTTGGCTTTGGTGCAGGAGCATCAACAGGAGCTTCTGACAAAGGAGTTGAAATAGGAGCAGCCTCCACAGGTGCTCCAAGTACATCAGCAGGGTTTACGGGCTTACCAAGACCTGCTTGACGATTGGCCTCAATAAGGTCTGCGGCTTGCTTCAAACGATCTGGTTGAGCAGGAGCGGCAAGTTCAGCAGATGCTTGAATTGGAACGGGAGCAACGGAAGGAGCATCCATTGGAATATCAACGGTGCGGTCAATCTCAGGAACCTTGTTGATCCAGCGGTTCTTGATGTTTTGATAAACAACAGGAGCAACCTTGCTTGCACCATATAAAGCAGAACCAGTACCGATTACAGCAGCACCACCAGTGATGATGCCAGCAGGACTTGTAAAGAAAGTAGGAACTTCAAAGTTGTAGTCCCCCAAAGAAACTTGAGATGTCGTAGCTTCTTTGACTTTCTTCTCATACTCTTGACGGAGCTTTTGCTCTTTCTCAGCAAACTGTTGGTCCATGCTAGGAGCAGGAGCAGAACCAGCAGGAGCACCTTTCAGTTCAGCATCAATGTCTTCATCCGAATAGCCAGCAGCCTTTGCACTGGCTCGGAATTTTGCTTCATCAAACGGCATCATTAACCTCCTGCTTGTTTTCTAAGGTCAGCCAATGAAGGCTTGGATTTTGGAGGAGCAACAGGTTTTGCAGCAGCAGGAGTAGCGGCTGAAGGAGCAGACTGAGGGAATCTCACATCAATCTTGGTGTCCCTTTGTGCGTTCCTTGCTGTGTACTCGTCACCCATAACTTTGTTGATTTCATCCGCATAGAACTTGCGGACTTCTTTGGACAAAGGTTGCATAGTAAAACCAGTGCCAATCTGTCCGGGCAGTGGAACAGTATTGGTCTGTTTATGACCATCCATAGCGTTTGTACGATACTTGATATACGCATCCATCTGGTCTGCGTTATGCAAGCTTTGCAATGTCTGAGCAAGTGTCTGAGCTTGTTTGTCAACAAATGTAGAAGCTGTTGGCAAAGAGATAAAAGCTGGTTTGCCAAATGTTTCTGTGGCATCAGCCAACTCTCGGCCCATTTGCTGACTGGATTCAATCACTCGGCGCAAACGCTGTGCTTGAACAGGATTGAGTTGTTTAAGACGCTCTGCTTCTGCAATACTAGCCATAGTACTAGCAGCGTTCTTGGTGGCTTCTGAGCTTGTGCTGTCAGTCTCTTGCAGTTGCTTTAGCTTGTTAGCATTGACGCTAAAGCTGTTGTCCTTGCTGACCAAGGTATCGCCCTTGACTTCCAAGGTTGTACCAAGAAGTTTTGGGTTAAGACGCAAAGAAGAAATAAGACGCTCGTCAACACGAACAGACTCACCTTTTGTCAAGGCATCTTGCAGTTGATTCAGAGCACTCTTATTGTTGGACCTAGAGTTAGCTTGCCCCATAGACTGGCTAACAGCACCAACAATCTGGTTGTACAGCTTGGGATCGATGTCCGACTTGAATGTCTTCAAATCGTTATAGTTGGACTGCAACAAAGGCTTGTGAGAGTTAAGCAACTGATACCAGCTATTGGCCTGTTGCTCTTCTTTTACCATCAAACCAGCACTCTCTTCACGAACCTTCTTCTCAGTTTGTCCTTTAAGAGTGTTTTCCCAAGAAGAAATACCACCAACCCGTTCAGCATATTCCTGCTGACTGATAGGACGGTTTAACTTGCGATCAAAGTAGGAAAGAGGCTCACCCAAAGCATTGTGGGTTTCGAGGATCTGATTACCATTGTTGTCGTAAGTGACTTTCTTGGTAATGTCACCACCAGTAATCTGCTTGACAGCACCCATCTTGTCGCCCATCACATACTTCAACAGGGCTGTACCCCATTGAGGTTTGTCGGCAACACTTTCAAATGTGCTGGCAATCTGCATGCGTCCATCAGGAGTAGCAGTACCACCTGCTTTCTCAATAGGAGCAACCATCTGATTGAACTTGGAACTGTTTTCTTCAATGGTCTTGGCAAGACGCAAAGCAACATCAGATGCTGGTGTGCCAATGTTGTCTTTGGCAATCTGAGTCAAAGCACCAACATCACGATTAGCAATCGCTGTATCAGCTACTTGATTGGGATTTTGTGCCAAGCCTTCTGTCATTGTTGGGTCTGCCATGATGGTTCCTTATCCCATGCCAAACATTGTTTGGACTGTTTTTGCAAGCTTCCCATAGCCGGGAGCTTTTTGATATTCATTACCAGTATTCAACATCTGGTTGTAGCCAGTTTGTTGAGCAACAGGGTTGAAGTCTGTCTTGTTGGACAAATCAGAAACTGGTACATGCCATTTGTCATCCAAGATTTGGTCGCCAACATCAGGTGGTGGTCCAAGATCAATCTTTGGTTGTGGAGCAACTTCTGGAGGAACAACACTGGTTGCAGGAGGAACCAGCGGAGCATTAGCGGCTTGAGGAGGCACAGCAGGACCAAAGCCACCACCCATAGCAGGACTGGTTCCTTGCATTCCGGGAGCTATAGCGCCTTCAGGTGCTGTCTTAGGCATCTCAAACCCAAATCCACCTTGCTTGTTTTGATTAATTCCAGCCTTGTTCAAAGCATCAATAATCCCTGACTTCTGCAAGCCATAGATCATCAAACCAGTCTTTGCAGCCTTGCCAATTTCAGCAAGAGGACTTTGCCCCATGTACTTACTGGGGTTGCCAAAGCTAAGACCAAAAGGTGTATCTGCCATGATTGTTCCTTAGAAGCCAAAGCCCTTGCTAGATGTCTTCTGACCTTGTGTGCCAGCAAAGTTAGGCGTAGTAGAACCCTGAGGTGTACCGTACACAACAGAAGCATACTTAGCCAAGATGTCTTGAGGTGTCTGAGCCAAGTTAACACGACCAGCAGCAGCTTGTTGAGCAGCAGTAAGTTGCCCTTGACCAGCTTCCATAAGCGCTTTAGAAGCAGCAGCTTTGTTGGCCTGTACACCAGCACGAGCACCAGCAGCAGCAGTGGCTTGACGCTGTTCTTGCAAGGATGCCAAGTTCTGAGAAGCCAAGGCTTGACGAGCAGATCCAAGACCACCAGCAGCACCATAACCAGCAACTTGCTGATTCATCTCTTCACGACCAGTTTCACGACCAGCTTGCAAAGCAGCATCAACTTGCTGTTGTTCGTATTGAGGGTCAAACAAAGAAGCCAGACCAGACATACCAGTGGTCAAACCAGCAGCACCAGTTGCCTCTTGCAAAGCACTTGCACGACCTGATACACCCATTGCCCTATTGGCAGCTTCAATTGCAGCAGGACTTGTTTGGTTAAGAGCATCTTCAGCTTTGCCAATCGTTTTCTTATACGCTGGCATGAATGTGCCCTCAAGGGCATCTGCTTGAATACCGAGAACTCTTTTCTGTTCCGGTGTCATTTGCACTGTACTAGTGCTTGAGCCTTTTCCACCACCCATGATTAATACCCTTTTCCTTTCCCAGATTGTGTCTGGCGAGGTTGAATAGACGCATTATCCCACTGTCCAACAGTATTGGAATAATTATTTGGAACACCCATCCTTGGCTGTCCACCCTGACCCGGAGTAGTTACTCGGCCACCTTTGCCTAAACCTTGCTGTGGTTGGTTTGTAGACTGACCAGCAGGATACATTGTCATGTAATCAGGCGTAATACCACCGATTGGAGGACTTGGCCTTAACTCTCCAGCAGGATTAAAATCCATTGGTTTTTGAGCTACTTCACCGCCCCGATAACGCATATCAGTTTGCTGAAGAAGATTTGCCTGTTGAACAGGAGAGTATTGGGAAATAGCAGCCGCTCCTGCTTTGCCTTGCGGCTGAGTGGATGGCGATACTTGAGCGATTTGAGATCCCATATTAGATGTTTTCCAAGTTTAAATTGCAAACAACAACCGACATTGTTCCATTTGTGGTTGCCCAGTGATAATCCCAAGAAGCGTAAAACCTGTCAGTAGAGTTCAAACCAGCAGTGCCAGCATCCCTTAAGGATGTTGTGTAGTCAGGGCTAATGGTGATTGAATAATTCTTCAACCCACCACCTGCATTAGTTTCTGTGATATGCAAGTACCTGCCGTAATATGTTCTTGGCCCAAGAGGGAATCCAGAAGATATTGTCCAATTGTATATATTGTGACCAGTTACTGATGTCTGGTTATTAATCAACACACCAGAAACAACTTGATTGTTTAATGTAATTGATGATGTTTGGTTTGTAATTACGCCATATAAAGGACTTGCAAAACTTGTTGCCGTGCTTGTGGTCTTATTGCATACAAAATATTTATAAGGTATTCCAACATTAAATACTTGGAAGTTGCAGCAAACTTTATATCTAGAATCAAATGTTTTGACTCCACTAGAGTTCATGACTTGAACCCCAAAGTTTGTAGTATCACCATAAAGAGCGTATGTTGGCTCTTCTGGGCTTACAACAAAATAACGAAATGCCCAAGTAGTTCCGCTGTCATTACCCCATTGCCCCCATCCACAGCTAACACTTAAAGAATTAATGGTTGCCGATGTGCTGCCAGAAGCAAGAATGGATGCCCCAATATACCTTCCGCTACCGTCCTTAATCCAAGCATGCAAAGATGCTCCACCAAGATAGTAGCCATCTGAAGTTGTTAATGCTCCATATACAGCACTAGGATCGCATGCAGCAACAGGAGCTTGATATGAGCCTTCTGTAGTGCTGACAATAAAAATCAATGGCTGTTCAACAAAAGCTTTTTCAAAAGTAATTGTTGTTGGTGTTGTGCTTGTAAATGTGTAATCAACACTTGCAATAGCGTTTGTATTACTGAAAGGCAAAACACCAGCATAACCAGTTCTAATTGGATTGCCACTTGCATCAGGGTGCAAATAATATGTCTTTGTTTCTGAATCAACAATGAATTGATTTGACAGGTTGGCAAAAGACATGCCGTAAGTTGCACTGGCAGTTGTCTTATATCCAAATGAAAGCACATTTGAAGATATTGGGGTAATAGCGCCCCTGTGATGGTGGACCCTAAATGTCAAAGGGTTTGCCAAAACATATGGTTTATTGTTTGATGTGTAGTGAGTTGAATCATCTACCGATGGCTGTATATAACTCGATCCATCCGAGGAAACAATACCATATGTAGATACATTCCAATCATATCCATTATTGGTTTTGGATACTTGTAATGGAGAGTTCCCAAGGGTTACTCCATATATTCCATTAAATGAATTAAATGGAATAGATGATGTGCCTGTGTAATTGGTAGACAAATTCGTCATTAACGGCAGAGTGGATGTATTAATATCCAACAACTGAATTCCGTTTGACGAATAAGTAGCAATTCCCTGACTCATGCTGACAAGTCCCCAATCTTGACCCTGACAACACCAGCAGCATCAAAAACTTTAATCACATTGTTGGCAATATAAAGTCTTGCTCCAGTTGTTCCACTTTGAATGGTTGTATTGCCTGAAGAGTCAACAATAAATTTGCTATTAATATTCAAACTGCCAGCAGTAACAGTACCCAAATCAGCCGATATTGCAGACAACTGATTGACACTTAATTTGTCAGAAGTAATCGTGTTACTGACAATCAAGCTACCAGTAATGTAAGTTGCTTGAGTAACCCAGTTTGTCGTATATCTATATACAACAGCGTTGTTACCCAAGTTATATGACACAGTGACAATATCACCAGCAACAGGGTTTCTGCCAATTACAGCAGTCACTTCAGCATTACTTGGAGCAGAACTGTCGTTAGCTGTCCGGGTAACTACAAAAGTAGCAGAGCCGTTTGAGCCATTTGTTCCGTTTATGCCGTTAGTGCCGTTAGCACCGTTTGCTCCGTTGTAAGCAATAGCACGGATTGGATATGTGACATTGGTCCAATCCAAGGTTGAAGTTACAGTTGTTGCACTTGCATTTAGCGGAACAGTAATGATCCACAGGTAGTTGCCAGCAACAGTATTGCTAGGAGCCGTTGTAGACCACCCAGAAGGCGCTGTATAGGCTCCAGTGGACCAAGTGTAGGTAGAAGTGGTTGATGGCCTTGTAGGAGGCACAGACGATCCGGTCCAAATGTAAATGGACGGGAAAGCCGACATTACGCCGTTAGCCCCTGCTTCACCAGCAGCCCCATCATAAACAACAGGCATCTGCATTGTCTTTGTGACAGGTGCAAGCAAGTTACTGCCGTTGACCGTCAAAGACACAGAAACACCAGTAGATGAACTTGTAGGAGTAACCACAACAGATGCAGTAGTTGCACTGGTTGGAGTAGCTCCTGAGATGGTCCAGCTATATGTTGGAGCCGTGATATTTGTGGTTACAGCAGACAGTGTTGCAGTAGATGGGGTAAATGCTCCCCCTGCATTCTGAACAAACGCTGTATAGCCGTTTATATCAAGTGTTGGGCCTTGCTGACCAGTTTGACCGGGATCGGTAAAAACCAGTTGAACAGTAGCAACACCAGCTTGAGCAACAACACCCAAGCTGTTTTTGTACCGTACAGGGACAGTAATGTAAGCAGGGCTTGCCGACATTGCTGTTGGATTAGGCCACTGAGCATAATCACCAGCATCAGTTGGGTCGCCAATTGTGATGTTGGTTTTAGATATATCGGCATAACCAGTTGTTGAACTGTTGCCAATACGCCAAGTGTTGTTTACAAAGTTAACCGCAGTATCTGTTTGAGCATCTGTAAAAGGCACAACAGCGCCAGCATCAGTGGCATACATCACCGGGATGATGTTGGTAAATACTGGAGCAAGTGGGTTGCCTGTCCTTGGCACTTGCAATGTGTTTGGCGTGAAGTAAGGGATAAAAGCTTCAGCAATAACTGGGATATTGCCAGAAGTGACAACATCCAAGTCAATAGAAGATCCCGGATCAACTAACCAGCCAGCATCAGGAGCAGAAACAGAAACTGCAAATTGAATTTGCCGTCCACCAGTAGAGATATACCAAAGTGATTTAGTAACACCAAAACCACCAGTTACCTCATACCAAATATAGTCAGCATAATTGGATGATTCAGTAGGATCATTATTGTTTCTGATCCCGTAGTAAGACTTATTGGTTGGGCTATTGCTGAAGTTTACCGACCCATCAAAACTATCGGCATATTTAACAGCCATGTATTTGTATACATAACCAATAACTTCACCAGTTGGCCCTGTAACTTGACCTGTGTTTGGATCAGACGAAACACTGCTGTCAAAGTTTGCAAGCAAATAATTGACTGCTTCCGATATTTCGGATGCTGTTGGATTTCCGTCAAGAAGAAAAGGCATTAGAAAGCATCCTCAACAATAGTTGCTTGCCAGTTCAATGCGGTCATGTTCCAAGCATCTGTAGCGTCATTTGACTCTACTTTTACCGATACTGTACGAACAGCATTTTGTTGTGTCGTAACCCACGGATTGTTGGTGTCAATCTTAACAGTGCCAGAAGCACCGTAAACAGGGGTTTGCTGAGTAGAGTTAGCACCACCAACAGTAATGTCAACAGAACCAGATCCTGCAATCTCAGGCAAGATGCGGTGGACATACACTTTGGACGAATAAGGAACAGGTCCATTATCTGACTGCAAAGTCAGGTTTGTACGCTCAAACAAGGTAGGAATAGCAGCACCACGGAAACCATTTGTCCGATTGGTTTGAATGACCTTAGAAGAGGCTGTAGACCCTTGGGCATACACAACAGTGCGTGATGCGTATTTGAAGGCTCCTGACACGAATACAGGCCCTTCTGTGCCCATGCAAGCGTTAGCAACATCTCTAGGAGCATTCCAGACTTGCAAGTCATAGCGCCAAGACAGCATCTTGTTGCACCAACCAGTAGATGTCAGATCAGGGTAATAGATCTCAATCTGGTTCTTTTGGGTATTGTTGACCATAAAAATACGGTCTGAATAGGTTGTTGACAGATTTCTATAGAAATAGTCACGCACTTTCTGGTTGCCAAGAGAAGCAAACTCAGAGCCGTTAAATACCCAAATGTCTCGGCTATCAACACCATAAACATTTGAATCGGTGTTTGACCAGCAATTATTGTTGATCAACCCACGGCCTTGGTTAAACAAGCGAACACCAAATACTGGTGCTGTGCTGTTTTGATAGGCAATAGGAGACATAACCACCGTGTCCCAATAAGAACACAAGTAAAAGTTAGCTCCAAGAAAAAAGCCATCAATCAATGGACCACGAACAGGGACTTCTTGTTCGTTAGCCACGTTGGTCAAAGTTGGAACCCAAGTCTGAGGAATGCCAGTACTTGCAAAAGCTTGCGACCAACGAATGGTTGTTGGGTAGTTAACAGTTGTACCAGCAGCAAGGTCTTGCGTTAAGTTACCTGCTACCAAAATGTTGCCAACGTTTGGAGAGCAAAAGTTACGCACAAAACCAGCACGAGTTGCATTAACACCGGGGGTGTAATTCCACTGAGCATCCGATGTCAAAGCAATTTCAGTTGCTGTTGGCAAGAAATACATTGGATTACGCAATGTATCATTGATAAAAAACACACTGCCTACACAAGAAGCAGTAATATTCACATTATCAGAATAACCAGACAGAGAAACGTTTGGGTTGGCGCCAACACCGGGAGTAATGTTGGTAATGCCACTAGAGGTAAGCATGTACCACTTACCTTCACGGGTAGCAGCAATGTAGACCCAGTTGGCTTCAGATCGAAAGCCACCTTCTATAAATACAACATTACCGGGAATGGTGGAGAGAATTTCTTCTTCTCCACCAACCTTTTTGATGCCACGAACATCGGCTTCAACATTCAGACCGTTGCTATATTCGGTTGTACTAAGAGCGTTACTAGGCACATCAGGAGTAAAACTCATTGATGTAAATGGAGTCCTAAGACGGCTGTAATCGCTCATGGTGTACCTTATTGCACAGGTTCTTCTTTGGGGATTTGAGAGTCAGCTTGCTCTTTAATTTTGACAATCAAAGGGAAGCAACCAGTTTTACTTGGCAGTTCTCCCAATACTTGCAAAATAAAGTTAATCTCATTTGCGTCAAGTTTCAATTCCATTTCAATTCCTTTAGTTATAGAGCGAATTGCTCGGGTTAATTATGCCGCAACCCAAGGCAAGCCAGAAGCCTGAACAGGAGCCTTCTGAGAAGCAATGTTTGCAGCTAAAGCAGCATCAACAGCGGCAACACCTTCAGCGCCTAAAGAGCCTTTTACCCACTCAACCACAGCAGCTTCTGTCAGGTCGGCATAAGGCACGTAGTTGATACCATCTTCTTTTGTGAAGCTGACAGTGGAGTAAGTCGAGGCAGTGAAGTCACCGTCAACTTGTGATGCGTTCCAGTGAACAGTTGTCACAAAACCATCAGCGGTGTTGCGGTCAAGGGTGGAGATTGTCCAGTTTGTCATTTCAGTTTCCTTTAGTTAGATTCGAGTGCCGCAACTCGGGCGGTCAAAGCGGTGATTAAGTTACTCAACAACATACTTGTTGGCCTTTCGTTTATTTTCTTCAGACTTAATGACTCTCAAATTGCTTGGAACATGAAGGCCTGAGACTCTTTTCCCATGGAGTGGAATGATGTGGTCAACATCCCATCTATCCAAACCTTCACGGTTATACATTGCTGCAACTTGATACTTGCATTGTATTTGGAGCCAGTCTGACTCAGTAAGCCAAGCCGGAGTTCTGTTTGCTTTGTTGGCACGATATCGAACGCATTTGTCTTGCAAATATGCAGATTTTTCTTGGCTGTATCGTTTGCGCCAAGCCTTAATTTTTTCAGGATTTGCTTTTTCCCATGCCTTGCTTGCGGCGTGACACTTTTCCCTGTTTGCTTCACGATAAGCAGCCGATGTTGCCAACGCAGCTTCACGATTAGCATCCCGCCATTTTTTATTAGAAGCAGAATGACAAGTTTTGCAATAGTAGTGGTAGCCGCCTTTTCGCTTTGCATTTTTGCAAAACTCAGTAAACGGCTTCACCTCTTTACAGCAAGCACATTGTTTCATGGCAACTTAGCTTTCAATTCCGCAATCTCTGCCGCTTGAGCCTGAACAATTTGATGCAACTCTTGCAAAGCTGCGGTAATTGTTGCGGTCAAAAAGCTGGTGTCGATGCCTTGGTACTGAGGGTTGCCTTCAGCGTCTACTGCGTCTTTCTCACCTGTCACACACTGCGGCACGACTTCCTGCAACTCATGGGCAATAAAGCCTTCACCATCAGAGTCATCAGCGTTCCACTTGTAAGTGCAAGGTTTGAGTGCAGCGACCTTAGCCAATGCGCCCGTCATAGGGGCAATGGTGTTCTTCAGGCGGTAGTCGGAGGAGGTGTTGTACGCCGTGGCAGTATTAGAGTATGTGATGGTTCCAACGGGTGTTCCGTTGTAAGAGAACTCATTGGCCGTATTCGTACCGCTGTTTGTCTTTACATAATCAATTCGGCCATATCCCGAAATTGTTGACTGCCCGTACAAGACAAGACCAGCGCCAGTGGACGTTGATGAGGTTGTTTTCCCCACCAGCAAGTTACCGCTGGAGTCGATACGCATGCGCTCGGCGTTGTTGGTTGAAAACACAAGCGGCGCGGCACGCACCACGCTAATGGCGGCGTAGTCAGTCCGAAAATCTACCCGC